TGACGCCGCATTTGCTTATGTATCAGGCGAGGCATCTGGAACACACGGCGCAGGAGACAATCCAACTGACCTGACATTTGGCACAACTGCCGATGGCTCATCTACACCAGCCGAACGTATGCGTATCGACAGTTCGGGCAATGTCGGCATCGGCACGACTTCGCCTAGTAGCTCACTTCACATGGAAAAAAGTGAAACAACAGCATATGATGGTTCGGCCACTGATGGACAACTGGGCGTTGGTACTACACTATTTCTAAAACAATCTGGCCTCAACAATAATGCGGTTTCTCAGATCGTTTTTCAGCCCAGAGATGCACAGGGTTTTAACCGAATTGTCAACACTGGCGGCAGTGCGCCTAAAATGGCGTTTGTTACTGATGATGCAGAACGTATGCGTATCGACAGTTCGGGCAATGTGATGGTGGGGCGAACAAGCGGAAGCAGCACAACAGAAGATGCGGGCTTAGTTCTTTCTACCTCTGGATATATTTATTCAGCTCGTGATGGCACATCCAATCAAACGCATCATTTATTTATTAATAATGCTGCTGTCAGTGCAACTGCCGTTGGGTCAATAAAAACTTCTGGTTCATCCACATCTTACAACACAACGTCAGATTATCGCCTTAAAGAAAATGTTGCAGACCTGACTGGTGCTATCACGCGTATTAAAAACCTGTCTCCAAAGCGTTTTAATTTTACAGGTTTCACTGATACTGTTGACGGATTTCTGGCGCACGAAGCACAGACCGTTGTGCCAGAGGCGGTTCACGGCACACATAACGAAACAGAAGCTATTGGCGATTTAAAAGATGCAGATGGCAATGTCACAGAAAACAAAGTGGTCAAACCAGACACGCTCCAAGATGGATACACTTGGACGGAAACAGGAACACAGCCTGTCTATCAAGGCATCGACCAAGCAAAGCTAGTTCCTGTACTGACTGCCGCACTGCAAGAAGCTATTGCAAAGATTGAAGCACTCGAAACACAGAACGCCGACTTGGAAACCAAAGTCGCCGACTTGGAAACCAAAGTTGCCGACTTTGAAACACGCTTGACTGCGTTAGAGGGCTAAGATGGCAAAGCCTACAGTCACTAGCCTTGCCAGTCGCGTAGATAAGCTGGAAGCCATCAGCGAAGAACGCTTTTTAGAAACCATAAATCGAATAAAGCGGCTTGAGACTATTATTGTGGGAACTGGTGGGGCAACCATCGTTCTATTGCTTAACATCGTGGTTTCAAGCTCTTAAAAAGGCAATTTCATGGAACCAATAAGTACGGCTTTGACCGGGATTGCTCTCGTTCAAAAAAGCGTAAGCTTTATCAAGAGCAACATTTCTACAGCTTCAGACATCAAAGATATAGCTTCGGCATTAGATGGTTTGTTTGCTGGCGAAAAGCAGATACAGTCTGAGCGATTTTCCGAAAAGTCGATGATTGGTCAGACCAAGGATGCAGCTAACAAAGTAATCGACGCCAAGCTTGCGAAAGAAGCGATGGACGAGATGCGTATTCTCATCAATCACCGCTTCGGGCATGGCACGTTTCAACAAATCATTGCCGAGCGCAACAAACAAATAAGAGAAGAAAAAGAGCGCATTGCAGAAGCCAAGCGCATTGCTCGAAAACGAGCGCAAGAACGCAAAGAAGTGATGATGATACTCGCGGCTATTGCTGGTGGGCTTGGGTTATTCTTTTTGTTTCTGTTTGTTTACTTGGCTTCATCTACCTAACAATAAGGAAAACAAATGAAAGAACCAGACTTCGATCAATACCCGCACTTTTCGCGCTCCGAAATGGCCTGCAAGCACACTGGCGAGGCGTTTATGGATGAGACTTTTATGGAACGGTTAGAAGACTTGCGGGTAAAGTTTGGCAAGCCGATGAAAATAACCAGCGCATACAGGTCGCCCAGCCACCCAGCCGAAGCAAAGAAAGCCATGCCAGGGGCGCACAGTACAGGCCGTGCAGTAGATGTAGCGGTCAGTCACAATGATGCTTATGCTCTAATGCGTATGGCGATGAGCATGGGGTTTACAGGCATCGGCGTTGCCCAAAAAGGCGATGGTCGGTTTCTGCACCTCGACGATGTAACATCGGGTGAAACTTTTGCCAGTGGCAAGAAATTTAATCGACCGATTGTGTGGAGCTACTAATGGATGACAGTCGCTGGGCAGGGAACTGGAAGCAATATTTTCATCTGAAAAAATTGATTACCGACATGGCAAGCAAAGGTGCCACTTTTGCTGAAATCAAACTTCGCCTGTCGGACGAAGCAAAGAACAAATTGCGAGTGGTTGATGGCTGATAAGAAGCTAGAACGGGGCAGCAGATACGAAGTTCACGATCTCGACGGTGATGGCATTGTGACAGATGCCGAGATTGCCCGTGAGAAAGAAATGGTCGAATTGGAACTGCGCGAAGAAAAAGCCAAAGCGCAGCAGTTCATGGCGTGGACTGCAATGGCTAGTATGATTGTCGCAAGCGTTGTGCTGTTCACACCGATTGTTTCTGACAGCCGCGTTGCTGGTCTAGCTGATCTTTTAGGGTTGTTCTACATCGCACAAGCTGGGGTCGTTGGCACCTATATGGGTACAACAGCATGGATGAGCCGAAAGTAATCTATAAATATAATGGCCCAATAAATAAGTACCGCGACTATTCGAAGGTGCAAAAGCGTAACCGCCGACAAAACAGCCCCAACTATCGTCTTTACAAACGTAACCTGAAGGAAAACATTTCATGCTAGGTCAGATACTAGGCGTGGCTGCGCCCATTCTTGATAAGTTTATCGAAGACAAAGATGCAAAAAACCAGATAAAGGCCGAGCTAGAGCAAAGCCTCGTCAGTCTGCAAGCCGCGCAAGCTGCTGCGAATGTCGAGCAAGCAAAGCACCCATCGCTGTTTGTTGCTGGGGCAAGGCCAGCAATCATGTGGATATGCGCCTTGGGCTTGCTCACAAACTTTTTTGTTATGCCTATCGCAGAGTGGGCAGTCGCAATCTGGGCACCCGGCACTGAGCTACCAGCATTGCAGACTGGCGAACTTATGACCCTGACCCTCTCTTTGCTAGGTCTGGGCGGGATGAGGTCGTTTGAAAAGACGAAGGGCGTAGCGCGGGAAAACTTAAAATAACTAATGTCACGCCGATGTCACGCTATGTCAGAAACCAATATAAATGTCACGGTAATGACTGGCTCGAACTAACAACACATTGTTTTCAGCCGACTTATTAAAACTCATAACCTGAAGGTCGTAGGTTCAAATCCTACTCCCGCAACCAAAAAATTCTCTTAAAAACAGTTTGTTATATAAAACGCCCCTCGCTTATGCGGGGGGCTTTTTTTGCGTTTAAGGGCTAATTGTTCCGAAATGTCACGGAAAATGTCACGAACCTTTAAGAATAGTCAGTCAGAATATTCACACCACGCTTGACTTTCAGGTCTTTATGCACGATTGTTATATTGCAATTATAAAGGGTAAGACATGAAAACGATTTGGTCAGGTAACAAGATAAGAATAATTTGGCATCGCGGCGCGGCACATTACACATATCACCACCAAGGCAAAAAGGTCGGGCCACGCAAGATACCAGGCGACACACAACCAGAGTGGATTATGTATGCGCGTCGGTTAGAGAAAGAACTAGGCTTCGCTACGGACGACACTGTTGCAATAGACTTTCAGGAAGCTGCCGACCTATATGCCAGCCAATGCGACTTGATGGTTCAAAAAGCCGCCGCCAAAAACAGAGGTGAGCGTGTGCGCGGCAAGTCGATGGGATATGGTCGCCAAAAGGAAATTAGCGGTCACATAAGAAACCATTTGTCAGCAATGGATTTGCCGACAGGTCTGCTCATGAAAACAAAACTCGACAAGTTTACGGCGCAAACGGGGTATCAGATACGCACCCGGCTCGAAATGACTTGCACACCGCAGACCGCAAACAAAGTGATGAACACTGTTTCACTGATAATGCAAAACGCGATAGCAGAGGGATTGATCGAAAACAATCCTATGCGCGATGTGCAGTCGATTGCAGGCGGCGAAGAACGTGACGACTACACTCCGACACAAGACGAGTTAGTCAGCGTTGTGGACTGTGCCTCAGATAGATATAAGCCGATAATCTTATTCGCAGCCATGTCCGGTTTGCGCGTCAGCGAAATTATACCTCTGGAATGGAGCGACATTGAAGGCAGCATTTTGTCGATTAAAAGAGCGTGGCGCAATGGTCGAATGAAAGACACTAAAACCAAGCACGGGTTCAGGCGCATAAAACTGTCTGAGCAGGCTATGATAGTGCTACGCAATCACCAACAAATCTCAGGTCATCCAGTTTATGTTTTCCCCAACACTAAGGGCAAGCTGGACAGCGCGGATAATTGGCGCAATAGAGGCTTGTACCCAGCTTGCGACAGGGCCAGAGTTAAACGCTTTGGGTGGCACGGATTGCGTCGATTTTACATCAACTCTCTCTTGGACACCGATGCTCAGTTGGAGAAGGTGCAAAAGCTGGCCGGTCACGCACAAGGAAGCCCGGTCACTATGAAGCACTATCGTAAAGTTCGTGACGACGCCGTTCTGGTAGATGAACTGACAGTCAGCGTTGGACATTCTTTGAAACAGCCAACACCACCAGTAACCCCGAAATCAAAGGCTCGAAATGTTTGAATATATTTTTGTGGTTTTCGTTTCGACGACGATCAATAATTCCAGCAAGTACATTATCAAGGAAGCGAGCCACACTATCCATGCCGAAGAATGTTTGGAGTTAGCCGAAGAATTTAATTCAGTAGAACAGGTCGGCAGTCTGACATTTGCAGCCTGTATGCCCTTGCTTGATAAGTCTTCGCCTACGCCACTCGAATAAAGTTTGATAGCTGAGACTTTACTGGAACATTGACGATCACCTTGTTACAGGCTCCGCAAAAAACAGCATGAGACTTTTCGGGATACACCCGACCTCGCGTAAGTTGACCGCAGAAATCGCAGCTAACAAAATCTTTATAATAGCGTTTGTACTCGCTCATGTTTTGCCTCGTATTTTATCAATAGCTTTGACGGGATTGTAAGGCTCTTGATTAGCCTCAATAGCCAATGCCGCGTACCCAGCAATATCCACTAAACTGTCACGATGTTGCGCTGTCGAACTTAGCCGGGCGACTTTTGCAAGAATGAAGAATAGTGCGACATCTTCCCGGCTAAACTCGACGCCT